CCTAGATTACATAGCGCCTATTTAGATGGGCCTACCCGGGGTGACGAGGTTGCCGAGCTTGCGGAGAAAATAGGAATGCCCTTATTAGAATGGCAACGCCTCATAATCGATGATATTTGTAAAATAGGCGATGATTTAAAGTTTAGAAAAAAAACGATATTGCTTTTAACGGCAAGGCAATCCGGAAAGACACATTTGGCCCGCATGATGATGCTAGCCCACCTATTCATCTTTCAATCGCGTAACGTTGTAATTATGTCGTCGAATCGATCCATGGCATTAGTAACCTTTAGGCAACTGGCCGAAGCTATTGAAGGATGCCCGGAGTTAGCGGCGCAAGTGAAGCAAATACGTTACGCCAACGGCACCGAGTCGATAGAGCTATACGGCGGTGCTCGTTTGGATGTCGTTGCCGCTACGCGCGATGGTTCACGTGGGCGCACCGCCGATTTTCTCTTTATAGATGAATTACGCGAGATTAGCGAGGATGGGTTCGCCGCCGCGATGCCGATTACCAGGGCACGGCCGTCGTCGATGGTATTTCTTGCCAGTAATGCCGGGGATGGCTTTAGTAACGTACTCAACGGAATTAGAAGCCGCGCGTTAGAGTCACCGCCGGAAACATTAGGCTTTTACGAATATAGCGCGCCTCAATGGGCCAAGATAGATGATCGTAAGGCGTGGGCCCTTGCCAACCCGAGCATGGGCCATTTCATAACCGAGGAAGCGATAGCCGAATCGGTGGCCATCATGGACGTCGATAAAACCCGCACCGAAACGCTATGCCAATGGATTAGTAGCTTAGTTAGCCCGTGGCCTTACCAGTCGGTCGAAAATTGTAGCGATGCTACGTTAAAAATGTCACCGGGCCCGCTTACTATATTTGCTTTCGATGTAGCCCCGTCGCGCCGCGATTCCTCGTTAGTAATGGGCCAGCTCATGCCAAACGGAAAAATTGGCGTGGCAGTCTTAGAGCTATTCCATAGCGAAGTTTCCGTCGATGATCTATTCATCGCCCAACGGATTAAACATTGGGTTGATATTTACTTCCCACGCATGATTTGTTACGACAAATACACCACGGCCACAATCGCCAAGCGTTTAGAAAATGCCGGGTGCATGATGAAGGATATCAGCGGGCAAATGGCCTACCAGGCTTGCGGCGATTTATTCGAGGCCCTATCTAACGGCAAGCTAGTCCATGCCGGCCAAGATGTCTTAATATCGCATTTTGATAATTGCGCGGCCAAGGTCAGCGATGCCGCATGGCGTATTGTGCGCCGTAAATCGGCCGGGCCCGTCGATATAGCTATCGGGGTAAGTATGGCCGTACATATTCTTAGTCAGCCCATCGCCGAGGCTAAAATCTATGCCTAAAGTATAGGTAAAGACACGCCGAGCAATAACGGATTTATCCTTGACATTTCTAGAAAATCGCCCCATGGGATTACTACAAACTTTAGGCTTTAGGGCTAAAACTAATGATGTAACGGCCCAATTAAATCCCGCCGTAATGAATACCGGTTATAGCGGGTTTGGCATGTATTCAACGGCTAACGATAGTTATTACGGTGGTGCAGTAGATCGCAACATGGCCCTAACCGTGCCTAGCGTACTTAGGTGCAGAAATCTTTTATGTGGGGTAATCGCCTCGGTGGATTTAGAGTTATACAAAAAATCCACGGGTAAAGAAATGGAATCGCCTTTATGGTTAGAGCAACCCGACCCACGCCAACCGCGTAGCGTTACGATTTCTTATACCGTCGATAGTCTTTTATTTTACGGCGTGGCCTACTGGCGTGTAACAAGTTTATATTTTTCAGATAGTCGGCCTGCCTCTTTTGAATGGATAGCCAATACGCGCGTTAGCGTTACTACTAATTCAAACGGTACCGAGGTCGCTTATTATTCTATTCAAGGCGAACGCGTACCCGATAGCGGAATCGGAAGTTTAGTTACGTTTCAAAGTTTACTACCTGGCGTTTTAAATTGCGGTGGTAAAACTATTCAAAGCGCAATCGATATACAAAAAGCCAGTAGCGTAGCCGCCGCCACGCCCTTAGCGACCACGGTGCTAAAAAATAATGGTGCCGATTTGCCCGAAGCGCAAGTACAAGGGTTATTGGCTAGTTGGAAAGCCGCGCGCCAATCACGATCGACTGCATATTTAACATCGACGTTAAGCGTGGAAAATTTAGGCTTTAGCCCTAAAGATATGATGTATAACGAAGCTAGCCAATACCTAGCAACTGAAATAGCCCGGCTAATGAACGTGCCGGCGTATTACATTAGCGCGGATATGAATAACTCAATGACTTACCAAAATATATTAGATGGACGTAAAGAATTTGTAGCTTACTCGTTGCAACCGTACATAAGCGCAATCGAAAACCGCTTATCAATGGATGATATAACCGCGCACGGCAACGTAGTTAAATTTGCATTAGATGAAACATTTTTACGCGCTGACACTATGGCGCGCTTGCTAGCTATTGAGAAAATGCTCGCCCTAGACCTAATTACAGTTGAACAGGCGCGAGCCGACGAACAGTTAACACCTATGGGAGTTGGAGAAAATACAAATGATATTAACGTTTAGCGGCAACATAGAGGCCGTCGATTCCGGCGACCGCCGAACAATTAGCGGCAAGATCGCGCCCTACGGTGAAGTCGGCAATACCAGCCAGGGCCGCGTTGTATTCGCCAAGGGTTCAATAACCGCCGCCAATCCGTCAAAGGTAAAACTACTTATGTCGCATGACAATTCTAAAGTAGTTGGGCGAATGAGCTCTATCCAATCGGGCGAGGACGGCCTCTATGCCAGCTTTAAAATTTCTCAAAGTTCCCGGGGTAGCGACGCGATTTTATTGGCCCAAGAACAGTTAATGGACGGCCTTAGTGTCGGTGTTGAGGTAGTAACAAGTAAAGCCGAAAAAGATTATTTGTTAGTAACTAGCGCATTATTGCGCGAAGTCAGTTTGGTCGAAAGCCCCGCTTTTGATGCGTACGTAACAAAAATTGCAGCTAGCGAAAGCGAAGCCGAGTCAGAAAACCCAACCAATGAAAGCGAGGCGGCACCTATGGAAGCCGTAGAACCCGTAACAGAAAATCCCGAGGTAACGGCGCCGCCGGTAGTTGAAGCCGCGCGCGCTATTATCAAGCCAAGCGTTTTAGATTCCCAACGTGTACGCCATCCTATTATTTCAATGGGCTCATATACCGAGCACAAAATTAAAGCCGCACTAGGTAGCGATGAATCCAAGCTATACGTAACGGCCGCCGATGATGCATTTAGCGGCGCCGGTGTAGGTTTTAATCCTACGCAATACCTATCCGAGTTTGTAACTAATACTCGGTTCGGAATGCCGTCTATTGATGCATGCAGTCGTGGCACCTTGCCACCATACGGACTTACTATAAATGTTCCATCCTTGGTAACTTCCGATGGCGGCGGTTCCGGTACTGCACCGACCGTAACAGTTGAACCCGAAAATGGCGCCGTTTCTAATACCGGAATTATTACAGAATATCTATCCGGCACTATCTCAAAATATAGCGGCATGAATACCGTATCGATTGAGCTTTTAGAACGCGGATACGGAGATGGTAATTTTTATAGCGAGCTAACACAACAGTTAGAAAACGCTTTAATTACTCGCCTGGATACAACCGTTAACGCGGCGCTAGTTACTTTCGGTACAGTTGCCACAACGGCGCAAGCCGCAACATCTAATGGCATTATTGCTTATGCCGCCGAAGCCGCCCAAGCGATTTACAAAGGTACCGGCTATTTCGCTAGCAATTACATCGCTAACCCTGCTCAATGGTCGCTATTACTTGGCGCCAAGGACACCACGGATCGGCCTCTATATTCGGCCGCTAATCCTTACAACGCCGCCGGCCAAGTTATGCCATCATCCATTAAAGGTAACGTCATTGGCCTCGATTTATTTGTGGACAAAAATTTCGCAGTTACTACAACGGCAGACGATAGCGCAATCATTTTGGCGCCGGAAGCATTCACCGTTTACATGGGGCCACAAGCCTATATGTCCGTAAACGTCGTCGCTAATCTCCAAGTTCAAATCGCCATATATTCCTACATGGCAACCATTGGCAAGATGTCTAAAGGTGTGCAACGTTGGAATTTCACCTAAACAATAACAACTAATTGTTGGTAGGGCCTAAGCCCTTGGCCCTACCAACCTAGTAGAAAGGAATATAAACAATGACGGCCACCATGGTTACGGTTAGTGAATTACGCGCAAATTTGGGAATCGGCAGTTTATATTCCACGCCCGACGTCGAGGAATGTTGTCAAAGCGCCGAGGATCAAATAAATAGTTTTCTATGGTTTGATTCCGCGCCCGTAGTAGGTACGCAATTAAATAGCAACGTTGCTACGGTGCTTTTAGCTAATCCCGGGATATTTTCTACAGGCGCTAGCGTGACTATTACGGGTGCGGGCGCAACCTTTAATGGTTCGTACACAATCACCGGCACGATGCCTTATTCAGCCGGCTCAATAAATCTTTCCGTGTTTATGGGTTATTTAAATTATTACCGTTACCCTGCCGGTTTTTCTTTTATTCAGTATTCTAAAACGGCTAGCGATGCTAACTTTATGAAGGTATTCCCATACGGTAAAGCTACTGGCACGGCTACACACACCGCCTATAACACGGTAGCAAGTATTAGAGAAGCCGCGATGATCCTAGCGGTCGATATTTGGCAAGCCCGGCAAGTATCACAAACGGGCGGCATGAGCCCCGACGGTTTTACGAGCTCGCCCTATCGCATGGGAAATAGCATGATCGGTAAGATACGTGGCCTTATCGCGCCATACATGAGCCCTAATTCAATGGTCGGCTAAAGATGCCAACGCCGGCGATTACAACCCTACGCGCAACCATAGCGGCCGCATTAACCGAAAACACGTTATACCAAACGTTTGATTTTCCACCGGCTACCATTTTGGCAAATAGCCTTATTGTTTCCCCGGCCGAGCCTTACATTACGCCGAGCAATAACATGCAGTTATCCGTAGCACCCTTGGCTAATTTTCGCCTCATGCTCACGGTGCCTATGTTCGATAATAAAGGCAACCTTAACGGTATCGAGTCGGCCATCGTGGGAGTAATTGCCAAGCTTGTTGCATCATCCATCATATTTAACATTTCATCGGTAAGCGCCCCATCCATTTTGAACGCGGCATCGGGCGACCTTTTATTATCCGAAATCACTATATCCGTCCTAACGAGTTGGAGTTAAACCATGCCACTTACACCCGAGGAAACCAAATTCTTAATAAAAATTGGCCAGATACCAAACCCGAAAGATACAGAATCGCAACCAACAGAAACACCGACCAAGAAAACCGAGGAATAACCGATGGCCATTTATTTATCCAATGACGTTAGCGTAACTATTGATTCCGTCGATCTCAGCGATTTCGTACAAAGCGCAACGATTAACCGACAGTTTGAGGAATTAAACGTAAACGCTATGGGCGATACCAGTTTGAAATTTGCTAAAGGTTTAGAAAGTTCGACCGTCACTTTAGATTTCCTAAATGATAGCGCCGCAAGCGCCTCGTTAGTTTCTCTAAATTCAAAGTTTGGTACAACCGTTTCTTTAGTTATGAAGCAATTATCTAGCGCAACATCGGCTACGAACCCAAGTTATACCACCACAATTTTAATAAATAACCTAACACCTATCAACGGTGCAACCGGTGACATGTCAACGCAGTCCATTACCTTTACGTGCCAAAGCGTAATCGTCGTCGCTAACTCATAAACAAAAACAAAGGGGCTAAGAAATGCCAAGGTTAAAAGTAACGAGGTCTAGCGGTGAAGTAGCCGAGTACGACATCACGCCAAAAATCGAATGGGAGTTCGAGCTACACGTAAACAAATCGTTTTACAAAACGATAGTGGACGACAATAAACAAAGCGATGTTTATTGGTTAGCTTGGGCCTGTATTAAAAGTAGTGGGGAAGTTGTAAAACCTTTTGGCGGTGAATTTTTAGATACGTTGGCTAAAGTCGAGGTGTTAGGCGATATTCCTTTCGAGTAGTGGGGCGCGGTTCATTTGGCTATTTGGTCGCCCAACTAGCTATCCGTACAGGAATTTCGCCCCACCATTTGTTAGAGCTAGATCGTGCATTATTTAATAATTTAATCCAAGTTTTAAACGACGACGCGAAGGATGCAGAAAATGCCCGTAGAGCTCAAAGGCGTTAGGGAGACGGTAAAACTCTTGCGCAAATTTGAGCCGGAATCGTTAAAGTCGATGAATAAAGAGATACGCGACGTTATGGTACCTATGCGAAATAAGGCGCGGGGCTATGTCGTGGCCGCCGGCGACCCACCGGGGAACATGTATAACTGGTCGATGAAAGCCGAAGGTACGAAAATTACGGCTAAAACCTCGACGTTTAGAAATGCAAGTGATAGCAATAGGCCGCGTCTCTTTCCGTTATACGACGCGCAAGAAGCTAGCAAGGGTATATTTTATAGCCAAGCGCCAAGTAAAAGAAATAGAAACGGCTACCGCGCCCTTTACTGGATAGCTAACGCAACGGCTAGCGGCGCCATATTTGAAACCGCCGGGCGTAAAGCCGGGTCGGCAGGTAACGCCGGTGGGCGTTCTAATAACCCCGAGGCCAGTAGCCAATTTATTAAACGTATGGGCCCGCTATATGGAGATAAGCAAGCCGAAAGAGGCCGAGCAATCTTTAGGGTGTGGGTAGAGGATCAAGGCAAGGCGCAAGATGCCGCTATAAAAGCTATTGAGAAAACCATAAATGGGTTCAACCGTGGCACCTACGGACTAGCCGCATGAGCCTACCTAAGTTAATTATCGCCCTTGGGGCCGAGTTCGATAACAAAGGATTTAAAAAAGCCGATACCGCTATCGTTAAAATGGCTAAATCTGCTCGAAACCTTGGCGCGGCTTTAGGTATTGCATACGCTACTAAACAAGTAGTGGCCTATGCGAAAGCGGCCGCCGTTGCCGCCGCCGCCGACCAGCGCGCGCAAATGCTACTTAGCGCCCAGTTAAAAAATCTTGGCATGTTATATGCCAATGCTAGTAGCGAGGATTTTATCAAGAATTTAGAAAGTCAAAGCGCGATTATCGATGATGTTTTGAGGCCAAGTTATTCCCAACTTTTACGCGTCACCGGTTCAATAGCCTCGACCGAAAAGATAATGGCCTCGGCGTTTGATATTGCATCGGGCGCGGGCCTTGGCTATGCACAAACGATAGACATTTTATCGCAAGCCTACGTAGGCAATCTAAAAGGTTTAAAGCAACTCAATACTGGATTAACTAACGCCGAGTTAGCGGCCCTTTCTTTTGAGGACTTACTAGCTTTATTAAATAAGCAATTTGCGGGCGCCGGTGCTACTGCCGTAGCCGGGTACGCCGGACAAATGGATAAGCTGAATATCGCTACGGGTAACGCTAGCGAAACTATCGGCGGCGCTTTATTAGATGCTTTTAAACGCCTCGCCGGTGGTGGTGATATTGATAAGGCAACAAAACAAATAGACGCTTTCGCGGCGGCAACGGCACTACTAATAGGCTCGTTAAGCGGCGGGCAATCCATTAGCAGTTTGGTACAAAGGTATTTCCAAGGCGAGCTAGATTTGAACATGGGCCATCCATCCATGAAAGCGCCCAAACTGGATACTTCACTAACCGATAAAGCCGCCGAGGATCGCGCACGTAAAGAGGCCGCACTAGCGGCTAAAACCGCCAAGGCTAAAGCGGCGCTAGAAAAGAAACTAGAGAATGAACGCAAGGCGGCCGCCGCCGCCGCCGCTAAGGCAAAGCTAAACGCCGATAAATTAAACGAGGCATCGGCCTATTTTGACATGAACCGAATTAGCATCGCGGCGGCTTTAAAAGCAACATACGACACCGAAACGACGCTACGGCTACTGGCTATGCAAGCTATCGCCAACGATAACGGCGAGTTAGCTTTAGAGTATGAAAGACGCCTAGACGCCGTGCGTAAGACTAATTACGCCAATCAGCTAGCGGGCATTACTACTATTACTAACGCAAGCCTAGCCGGGCTCAATACGGTTTTAATAACCGAGTTAAATAACATTAACGCTAGTGAGATGGCCGAAGCGAGTAAAGAGGCCGCGCGCCAAGCCGCGTTTAGTAAGTATAACGATGCCCTTAATAAGTCCGGTGGCCTTGCGGCGATGATTACATACGAGCAGAAAACCCAAGATCAATTAGCGGCTATTGCCAAGCTAGCGGCGCTTAGTGGGTACGGTGCGGCGTTAGATACGTTAAATAAAATTATTAGGTCGATTGAATTAAATACCATAGAGATAGTACGAACCGCGCAAGAAAAAGCCGACAAAGCTAAAATGGATGCGCTAAACGACTACATAGCCTTGCTATTAAAAGCTAGGGCGGCCGCGCTAGGGGCGGTGCCAAGCGTAGGCGGTAATCCTACGGTAGTGCCCAAGCTCATCCCGGGGGTGGATTACAACCCAGGACAAAACAAAGACCGTAACTATGATTTAAAAAACCCGCCGGTTTTAGGGCCACCGCCAAATTTATCGCCAACGATGATTCCCGGAGTCACGTATAACCCAAGTCAAAATGCCGATCGTAACTATGACATAACTATAAACGCCGGGGTTATAGCTAACCAAGATGAATTAAATTTAATACTGCAAACCGCCATCCAAAATATGAACCGTAATGGCTACGATCTAAGCGTCGCGGGTGCTATCTAATGACGGTGCCAGTAGTAAACGTAATCCTTAACCTAAGCTCGGGCCCTAGTACGGCTCAAACCATGATTTTAGATACGGGCGAATTAGATACGAACGTGCTCGGCGATGCCGTAGCTATCATCGTTGACGTTAGCGATGTCGTCGATTCGCTACAAATCCAACGTGGACGCAATCCTAATAGCGATGTTTTTCAAGCGGGAACATGCACGTTAAGAATTGTTGACCAATTAGGCAATTTCAACCCGCTTAACAGTTTGGGCCCTTTTTATGGCAATTTAGACGTGATGCGAAAAGTGCAGGTTACGGCGACCTACACCGACACGGTTACTTTAATTTCGACCACGTATGATATTTATAGTGGGTTTATCTATTCGTATTCAACGACCACGCCTAAGAATGTAGGGGAAGTCGTTTATACGACAATAACGGCAATCGATGGCATGAGCATACTTAACACCGCGCAAATCTCAACCGTCGCCGGTGCCGGGGTGCAGTTAAGCGGCGCACGGATCAACGCAATTTTAGACGATATAGCCTGGCCAAATTCCATGCGCGACATCGATGCGGGCCTACAAACTCTTAGCGCCGATTCGGGCGCCGTGCGAACCGCATTAGCCGCGTGTCAGCTTGCAACGGCTAGCGAGTTTGGCAGTTTCTACGCGGCCGCTAACGGTAGCTTTACGTTTCAAGATAGAGACGTGACCATATCATCCATCGGTAGTACGCCCGTAGTATTTAACGATAACGGTACGGATATACCGTATTACAATGCCGTTTGGACGTTAAACGCGCAATTAGTATTTAACGAGGCAAATATATCCATCGTTGGCGGGGCGGTTCAAACTGCTAGTAATGCCGCATCTATCGCTACTTATTTTTTACAATCCTATAACGCCCAAAATTTACTGATGACGACCGACGCCGACGCCCTTAACTACGCGCAAGCTCTAGTAGCTAGCCGCCAAAATACTACGGTGCGGTGCGATTATCTCGTACTTGACCTTTATTATCCCAACTATAACGACGGGATCATCGCGGCCATGGAATTAGATTTTTTCGATAACGTCACAATTACAACGACACAACCCGGGGCATCGACGCTAACTAAAACCTTGCAGGTGTTCGGCGTTGCCTATGACATTGGCCCACAAAAATTTAGAGTCACCTTTACCACGCTTGAACCTATGTTGGATGGGTTTTTGTTAGATAACAGTATTTACGGCACTTTAGACACCGATACAAACGTACTAAGTTACTAGGGGGAATAATGAGTAAACAATCGTTCACGACCGGGCAGGTACTTACGGCCGCCCAAATGACTACGTTACAGGCTAACGACTATAACCAAACCGTTAGCGCCAAGGTAGCTAGTTACGTATTGGTTGCCACCGATGCCGGTACGCGCATCACAATGTCGAATGCAAGCGCGACGACCATTACGGTAAACACCGCGTTATTTACTGCCGGGGATACGCTAACAATTACGAACATTGGCGCCGGTGTCTGCACGATCACCGCCGGCACCGCTACGGTTTCTAGTGGCGGCTCATTAGCTCTTAGCCAATACGATAGCGGCATTTTGTATTTTACTAGTACCGGCGTATCAATTTGGAATGGCGCTAACCCCGGAGACATAACCGGCGTAACGGCTGGTACTGGTATTAGCGGTGGCGGCAGTAGCGGTAACGTAACTATTACTAACTCAATGGCTACCGAGATAACGGCTAAAGGCGATTTAATTGCAGGTACCGGCTCGGGCACTTTCGATAACCTGCCAGTCGGATCTAATAATCAAATACTTGTGGCGGAT